CAATTAGAACAGGAACCAATGAACTAACCCCAAGGCAAGAGGCTTTAAGAGACTTATTCACATCAGGAGAGAAGCCAACCAAAAAAGCCGTGCAAGCAATCTTTGAAGAATTTCCTGTTGACAAAGCTAAGTTCCCGTTAACTCCTGATCCTGGCAGACAAGTTACCGCTCCATCTGCTGCTGTCGCTAGGCCGGGAGAAGTAGCTGTTGGTAGGCAAGCACCAATGCTTGATGCTGAAACAGGTAAGATAGCGATTGATGAAGCAACTGGCAACCAAATGTTTGATATAGTAGATCAATCAACTCCCGCGCCAGATGCCGGTGTAGTCAGCCGTACACCAGAACAGTTATCAGAAGCCAGACGGATTATAGCAAGTCAAGGCGGCGTAGACTTAACTCGTAACCTGCCTAAGCCTACTGCTAACCCTAACCCTGACCTTCAGCGTTCGTTGTTACAAGCACTAAGAGAGATACAAGGCGACTTTACTATAGGACCAAGACAAGTCAACCCTGATTTAGCCTTTAAAACTAAACCCCCTCCGCAAAGGCAACCTGGGCCATTAGACCCTCCCATGAACCGATTGATTAATATAATAAGGCAATTAAAGCTTCAACAAAGAACTCCAGAACCTGTATCTGGGTTACCTAGACAACCTATGGCTCAAAACCCAGTTGCTATAGAGTTAGAAAAGAGGTTTAGAAAGTTAGGAATAGGACGATAAAATGGCTGAAGAACAAATCCCCGAAGATGTTGATGCTAACATCGACGCTTCTCTTGGTGACGACAAACCAGTTAGAAGGCGTAGAAGAAGAGAACCTACTTATCGTGTAGTAGGAGACAGCAAGATACCTGTCTCTAAGGCTACTGGTAAGATGTGGAAGTCTCGTGTTTCACAAGCTAAGTCTCATACTGAGGACGTTAGAGAGGCTTGGGCTGAAGCTATCCGTTACTTTGAGAACGATCAGCTAGAACACCGTGTAAGACAACAATTCGCCTCTGGGAATACTCTAGGCAACCAGAAACTTAACTCTAATATTACGGAAACCGAGAATGTTGTCTTTGCGAACGTTACTACTATGGTCCCAGCCCTCTACTCTAGAAACCCTGAAGCAGAGTTTACTTCCAATGTGGAGAGTAAGAAAAGACTGGCTACAATTACAGAGCGACTTGTCAATGTCCTTGGTGGACGCAAGGCGGCTCCTGGGATCAACCTCAAGCCAAAAGCGAAGAGGAGTGTTGTTACTTGTCTGCTTACTAACAGAGCTTGGATTAAGATTGGTTGGACGGCAAAGCAAGAATCTAGTGAACAAGCATTAGAAGACCTAGCCAAACTAGCCAAACAGTTGGAGAAGGCTAAAGACACCAAGAAGATCATTGAAGTTGAAGGTAAGATACAAGCTCTTGAGGAGAGCATCGACATCTTACAGCCTTCTGGTCCCTTCGCCAATGTTAAGTCTCCATTTGAGATTCATGTGGACCCCAGTGCTAAGGAAATAGATTTATCTGATGCTAATTGGCTCATTGAAGAGGATATCCTACCTACTGAGTTCATTCTTGCCAAATACGCCAAGCGTAAGGGCAAATCGAATGAGTTTCGTTCTATCTATGCACCTACCCACATTATGAAGGTATCGTTAGGCGAACAGAACGACGATGATAACAACAGTGCAGACAACTTTAGCATCTTTGAAGAAGGTAAGGATACGGCAAAGTCATTTGGCTTTAACGATGAGATAGCGTTTGAAAAAGCCAAGATGACTAAAGTGTTCAAGGTGTATGATAAGGTCACTCGTAGGGTTCTCATGTTCAACTCTAAAGATTGGACATGGCCGATATGGGTTTGGGATGATCCTGACCGTCTTGACACCTTCTATCCATTCTATCCACTGACCTTCTTTGAGTCTCCTAATGGGCCTCTTACCAAGGGGGAAGTCTCCTATTATCTAGATCAACAAGATGCGATCAATGAGATAACAGATGAGACACGTAGAGCTAGGCGGTGGGGGCGGCGTAACATCTTCTATAATAGCAATGTGCTATCACAAGAGGATGCTACCATAGTGTTGAACGGTGATGATGGGACAGCTAGGGGGTTGAATGTCCCTATTGAGACAAAATTGTCTGACGTTATCGGTTCCATTCCCCCACCGTCTATTCAGTTTGACCAACTCTTCGATAAGGAAGACTATTACAGAGCAATAGACCGCATCTCATCTGTTGGTACAGTCTTAAGAGGAGAACAGTTTAAGACCAATACTAACAAGGCTGCTGTACAAGCTAACGCGCAAGCGGCTAACATGCGAGTAGATGAGAAGGGCGATCAGATTGAGGATTGGATTGGCGCTATCTATTGGGGCATTGCTCAACTCTGCCTCCAGAACATGCCAGTAGAACAAGTAGTGGAGTTAGTTGGTGAAGAAGCACAGGAAGTCTGGGAGAACCTATCGCCGGAAGAAATCAGTAGTCTTTCGCTTATTGTGCTTGGCGGTTCTACTAAAAAGCCGACAAGTGCTGCCAAGAAAGAAGAAGCTCTGGAGTTTGGACAGGTTCTTGGACAATTTGTTAATGCGGCTCCCGGCCCCGTTCTTAAGGTTATGCTTCAAGTTATGGAAAAAGCTTTCGACGAAGTAACAATGAGAGAAGAAGATTGGACAGAGCTTATTGCTTCTATAGAGCAACAGGCTCAAGGAGGACAAGGACAACCGGCTCAGGGTGGTAACGGACAAGCTGGACCTAATATTGCTAGTGCGAGTCCAGAACAACTACAACAGATACTAGCACAACTCCCACCAGAGGTTAAGCAGCAAGTACAATCTGCTATACAATCTGGTGTTTCACCGGAGAAGGCTTTGCAAGCTGCTATGCAACAACAACAGCAGCAACCGCAAGGCCAAGCTCCTGCACAGCAATAAGGGGATGAACTATGGCTGAAGAACTCATTAGCACTGATGAAGCAATACTAGACAGTATTGGAGAAGGGGATGACCAACAGATTACAGATGAAGGTACTAGCAGCGAAGATACAGGAGCGACGACGGACACTGGCGAAGAGGCATCTACAGCCAGTGGTGAACAAGGTACTGAGGACGGCGATGGAAAAGACGCACCAAGAAAAACGTCTGGTGGTCCCCAAGACCTCGTTGATGCACAAGGAAACGTCATTGCTACAGGAGGAAAAGAAAGACGCTTCTACGAAACAGCACAAAGAGAAAAAGCAAGAGCCGATACAGCAACAAAGGAAGTCTCAACTCTCAAAGCGCAAATAGAAGCGATTAACAATGCTGGCACACTTGGCACACAATACAGCCTCACGCCAGAAGAGGTAACTACAGGCGCACAATTGATTGCGGCTTATAAATCAAATCCTGTCGAAACTATACAATACATGTTGACACAGGCCCAAGCTTCGGGGCATAATATAGACGCCATTGGTGGTGGCGGTTTGGATATGCAAGCTGTCAAGCAGATGCTAGATACCGCATTGCAGCCACTAGTAGCGGAGCAAAATGAGAGAGTTGACACACAAGAGGCTAATGATCGTGCCTTAGAAGTCTACAACGAGTTTAGTGCAAAACATCCCGATGCAGCCGTACATGAAAACTCTCTCGCCCGACTTCTGCAACAAGAACCTACTCTTAGTCCAGAAGCCGCGTATTTTAAACTCCGGTCTTATTACCTAGAACGTAATCTAGATTGGACGAAATCCCTAGAGACTTTACAAGCTGAACAGAATGCTGGTCCTAGTGCTAATACGCAGCAAGCCGTCCCCGACGGTAATGTAACAGATGCAAGAGTTACAGATACCGCACAGGTGGCAGACGTAAATACATCTACCAGTGACATCATTCGTCAGGCTATGGAAGATGCTGGAATTAACTAGGAGTAAACAATGGCAAGTACACCTATTGCCACGGTCCTCGAATCAACACTTACCCGTTCGCGTAAGAAGCTGATCCTTGCTTCTATTAAGTCTAACGCTCTAATGGCGTGGGCTTTCGCTAACAACCGTGTTGAGTTTGAAGACGGTGGACATGAGATTACGAACCCACTTACGCTGGGTCGTAACCCTAACATCACTTCTTTTGAGTACTATGACGAACAGCCAGTAGCGCAAACCAATGAGTTCGATACTGTGACTTACAATTGGGCGCGTGTTGCTGGTTCAGTAGTTATCAGTGACCAAGAGGAAGATGAGAACCAAGGCGCGGCTCAGATCTTCAAGCTTATGAAAGCTAAGATCGACGTACTAGAAGAGAGCATCAAAGAGAAGTTCTCTGAGTATCTCTATGCTTCTGGTGCTGGTACTGACCCACAAGGTCTTGGACTTCTTATTCCCGATGATCCCACCACTGGGACCGTTGGTAATATCAACCGAGCCAATGAAACTCAGTGGCGTACATCTGCTTATGACTTCAATGGCAACCTAGATAGCACGAACATTGAAGAAGCGTTTGACGATATCCTTATGGACTTGACTCTTAAGGGTGACAAGCCTGACGTTATTCTCACTGGTCGTAACCTGTTTAGGCACTATCGTACCGCAGTACGGGACAAGGTTGTTATCAACTTGTCAGAGTCTAACTCTGGTAAGAAGATGATGGACTTGGGCTTTGCTGGTGTTAAGCATCAGAACATTCCTATGCTATACGATGAAGACTGCCCCGTTAACAAGGCGTTCTTTGTTAATAGCAAGTTCCTCCGTCTGCATATCCTCAAGCATGTCAACATGAAGGTCAAAGAGCTTGTTGCTCCTTGGACGATTGATGCTCATGGTCGTAGGATTGTCTGGCAAGGACAATGGTGCTTGTGGAAGTCCTTCCGTACTCATGCGGTTTTGATTAACTCGTAAGTAGAAGGAGTAAGGGGATGCCAGAAGTTAATCTAAAACCACGCTTTGAAGTGCATAAGTTAGAAGGAAAGGCGAAAAGACAGATTGCTAGTCCTAAGAAGGATAAAGAAGGAAAACTACTAGGCGGCTTCAACTATGAAGACAAAGAAGTTGATGCTGGTTGGATGGTCTACTTCCCAAGTGGTTCGTCTATTCGTATCTGGACTAAAGAAGAGTTAGAAAGGCAAGGCTTCAACGAAAACCCGACTCTTGTTAATATGGAGACTGGAGATGAAAC